AAATACTATCAATTTTATAGAATGAATCACTATTTGATGCTCTTTGAGAAGATACAGGAATACGACCAAATATTAAAATAGTATCTGGAATTTGATTTAATGCAATATTAGAAGAAGTATAAGGGGTTGAAACTAGATTAGCAGCAATATTAGCAGTATTATTACTAGAATTTGTGATATATCTATCATATTGTAAAAGTGGTAGAACATTACGAGCAGAAATTTTAGCATATTGTGAAGGTTGGACGCTTAAATAATTCATTAGAATTCTTAAATTACCAAATGCACTAGTTCCACTAAAACTAGTAGAAAAAGAATATTGAACTTTAGCAGAGTCAGCCGCCCAAGCATTTGAACTTCTAAATACACGACGAAGATTATTATCAAGAGTAAAATTAAATGAAAAATTGTTAATGCCTAAAAATCCCGCTTCATTTGCGACACAAGGATTTGAGATAAATGGAGAGAGGAATAAAAGAGGTTCAGTAAGATGAGTAGTAATAGTAATAAGCCAAGTATCCGCAATATTAGTAGAAATCATTGATGCATCAGTCCCCGCACCAGATATTTGATGTACTACCGTCATACTAGTAATAGTATGGCATCCACGAGGTTTTATTTTATTATCCATACTGTTATTAGTAATAGTTCCTAAAGGGTTATTATTTGCACCAATTGCATCAGAATAATTGTAATAAGTATCATCAACCATAGACGGAGTCCAACCATCATAATAAGTATGAATTGTTTGATCGTTCATACGAAGTAATGGAGCAATTATGTCTTGAGTATTTACGGATAATCCGCAGTTATTTATTAAAACATTTTGAGTAAGATAACATGAATTTAACGGATAAGGTCCAAACCCATCAGTAGAACCCCAATTAAACGATACAGAACCAATAGGGACACCTGTGATATTTACTTTAAATTGCACGTCTGTATCAAGTAAAACTCGTCTATCTACGACCACATTTTCACTAGGAACATTAATTTGCCACGAATGAGATGTATTAGATGATGTGTTAGCTGATTGAGGTTGGAAAGTAGATTGCTGAGGACCACCCATAACACTAAACCCAATATCACCTGAAATATCTTCAATACGACTATCATTAATTAAAACAGTTTTTAGATCACTCATAATATATATATATAATTAGAATATATATATATTTTTAAAAATTTTTATAATAAACTTAAATATTTAAATGTTTATTTCTTTTCTTTATACATTTCCTTTAATTCAAAAAAGAATTTGATTGTAGCACTACAACCAGCAGGAAGCAATACTGGGTTTAATCTTCCTAATCTATCCTTATAATATACTGTTATATCAATATTTGAAATAGGTTTATCACCAACTAATGAAACTCGTCTATATTCACCACTAGGAATATATGTGACTATAGGTTTATAAAGTCCATCTGCTACAAAATCAGTAATTACTTGAGATTGTATATTATTATTTCCACTTTGTTGTTGATAAATACCATTAATAATTAATGAAGGCACTCCTTCATTATTTGGAACTATTGGCAAAGTATTAGAAGCAAGAACAATACTCATTACAGGATTCCACGAACTAATAGTTGAAAATTCTTGAAATATTTGATATGCTGTAAAATTAGCAGCACCAAATGAAGGATAGTCAGCTTGATTTGCAACACTAAAACTATTTATTTGTAATTGGAAGTTTCTATTATTAGAATCATTAAATGAATTAATTGTAAATGGGAAACTACTAAATAATTGTGATAGGGCTTGATTGAAATATATTTTAATACCACCTACACCATAACCAGCAATATCAGCATTAATAATAGCAATATTATTTTGAGTATCATAAGTCATTACAGGAGCATAAGCAGTAGGAAGAGCAGGAACATAAACAGTATTTAAATTATCATATGCAGTTTGAAAACAGGTATTAATTAAATATATCCAATATTGATAAGTATAAATATCATAATATCCTTGAGTATTATCTTGTAATTGATTTGCATTAAGTGATGGAGCAGGAGGAATAGGAGCGACTAAATTTTGAGGTGAGAAACTAACATATGCAGGAGCCCCAATTGAACCACTATATTCTAATGTAATACTATATATAGTTAAATTTGGATCAGCCGATGAAGTTTGTATTAATGGAATAAATATAGGTAAATAATTTGTATCTAATTGCCATCTAGCAACAACGAGATCATATTTATAAGGATCATAAATTAATGGGGAACTTCTATTTTCATTATAATAAGCGAAAGGTGGTTTAGAATTTGTATTATTAAGATTAGATATCGTCATATCATAATAAACTTTTTCAGGCAATACTCTTTTTTGTGCTGTCGACATTATATAATATTATTATAGATATTAATTTTAGTTTAATTTTCTTTATTATATTATTCTTTAAAGATAATGGAAACTTCTAATAACAAACATACACATGATAGATTTAATTATATTAGTAACAAAGAACACATAGCAACAATTAGAAAGATATATTACAAAAAGAAAAAAGATGATCCAGAATATAAAAAAAAACATTCTGATGCAATGAAGAAATATTATCAAAAAAGAAAACAATTAAAATTAGAAGAAGATAAACAAATAGAAGAATCTAATGAATATATAATTCATAGAATAATACTCCACGGTTAAACTATATAATCTAATTTTAAGATTATATTTAGATTATTATATTTAGATTATTTGATTTAATCTAATAATAGATTATATTTAGGTTATATCCACATGATAATTTATAAATTATCCCCAGTATTAATGTATATTTAATCTAAATCTAGATTATTATATATAATCTAAGTAGAATAATCTAAATATAATCTATAATTTAGATTATATTTAATAAAAAAATAGTATATTAAACCATTCTATAAGCTGTAATTCGTGGTGTGATGTCTGTTTGGGCGTTAGCAGGACCAAATAGACCAGGGGCAAGAACTGTACTAGCTGAAGCGATAGAACTTACAACCAGTTTTAATGTTACATATCTTCCAACTGTAATATTAACTAATACCAAATCAGATAAAATAATAGTATCTCCATATGTAGTGTTTGTTAGGGTTGTTGTTCCAATACTTTTACCCGATGCAAGAACTGTAGCATCTGTAGCATCTACGAGTAATTGTTGGCATATAGGTATTGCTTGGGCGTTAGCAGATCCCGAAATGGCAGATATCATTTCAACTGAATATAAACCAATAGGTAAAAACACAGATAATGTAGCAGTGTCAGCGGCATTTCTAATAGGTGATATTATTACAGGAGCTACAGTACCATCTGCAACTAATGCAATTGCAGTTGTAGCCGCTTTTAAACTTAAAAGTTCATATTTAAAAACTGGTGGTGATGGTAGAGGATTATTTTGATAACTAGAAATTGACATTTATATATAATTATAATAAGATATTATAATTATATATTTTTTTATAATTAAATAGTTGGTTGTAATGTCATTACTGTTGTGTAGTCTATTCCTTCAGTTGATCCAAATACTACAGTGTGAAGTCCTACTGAATTTGAATACGTATAAACCATAGATAATGTAGTAGTAGTAGCAAGAACGATTCTTTGAGTATCATTTATATCTATAAATGTACTACCACTAGCAACAGATTGAACGAAAGACGCAGAAGAAGAAACCGCAATTTTAGTTGTAAAAACTGTAGGATCAGACGCATTATATACAGCTAGTTCTCCATATGTCATATTTGTAGAAGGCACAACCGCAGTTTGTATTTTTATTCTTATTTTCATATTTAGGGTGTAAGTCCCCGCGGGAACGACAATAATAGCAGTCCCACCTGCTGCGTTAAATAATACAGGATCATTTCTTGTTGTTGTTCCATCATTAGCAACTAAATTTCTAGAAATACCAGAACCTGCGCCAGTTTGATATAAATTTTTCAAAGTGTATATGGTTGTTGGACTATTATTTAAATATGATTGAACTTGCGTAGAATCAACAAAATCAATTAAGTTTTCATTTAACAATGTTGAATTAAATAAGTTCGCATATGCGGGATTATTAATAAAACTAGAATATGACATTTATATAATTAAATAAGATATATTAATTATATATAATTTTCTATAATTTTTAAATGTTGTATTGGTATATAAATATAATCTTTCTTACTCTTTTCTTTTACATTTCTGTCAAATGGTTTAATTTCAAATGTATCAAATAACTCTTTATTATAGTTAATATAAGTTAGACAATCAGTATATTTAAATATTAATATTATATCTTTCTTTGCTTCTATCTTATTTCTTCCGATCATTGTTGTAGGATATTTATTTAATGTATTAGTTCGTGTTTTTAGTTCATAAACATGAGTATCGCATTCATAATCAAATGGTGATAACTTATTTTCAATTTCTTTGATATCTTTATTAAAAAATTTTTGTATAACTGGTAATTGTTTAGATTGTTCTAATAATCCATAAGTATGATCTTTTGGGTAAAATGACATTATATACATTATATGAGAAAAAATTATTAATAATCTAAATATAATTTTTTTTAAATTTATTATATTTAACATTATATATAAATGGATAAGGAAAATATAATCAAAAAATATAAAACAGAATTAAAAAAAATGGTAAGTGAGGATGATTTTATTCGTAATTTTGGGTTAGATGTAAAAGACAAAATCATGAAATATAGTCAATTAGAAAATTATAATAATATTGATGAGTTAATACCAGATAAGGATGATTTTAGAATATTATTAATTGAAAGTGAGCCTCGCGTCGGTCATTGGGTATGTTTAATAAGAAAAGGTGATACACTTGAATTCTTTGATAGCTATGGTAAGACACATAAGGGAGAGCTTAAATATATACCTAAAATAATTAATAAGATGCTTAATCAACCAGATGATTATTTAACTAGAATAATGAAAAGTAGTAAAAATCCTATATTTTCAACTTTAAAATTACAAAATGACAATCCTGATGTATGCACTTGTGGAAGACACGTAATAGCTAGGATATTATGTGGTAAAGCTGGGTATAATTTAGATGATTATGAAAAATTAGTCAATAAAGAATGCAAGAATAGAGGAATGCCACCAGATATATTAGTATGTCATTGGGTTCCTGTTAAATAAATATAATAAAAAGTTTGAAAGACCAAAAGGGGATAATATATATAATAAAAGTTCCTTTTGGTCTTTCAAACTTTTTCTTATATCAAACTAATCATTTTTAGTATATTGATTATCTATTGTTCCTACTGAAGTTCCCATCATTTTAGCATCTTTAATTTTCTCATCATTTTGATCACTATACTTATCAGTCAAATATATATTTCTCAACATACTACTACCAATTTTTTTATCAAATATTTTATATAAAATTTTAGTTATTCCGTTTTTATCTAGTTCAGTATTATCCATTTTCTGAAGTATATAAGATTTAATTTTAAATTTTTTGATCCACATTAACAATATCAAATATAATTTTTCATCTACATCAATTTCTTGTGATTGGTATGTTCCTTTAGTTTTGTAATTATTGAATATCATTTTTTTATTTGCAATATCAAAGTAATTAAAATTTTTATCTTCTGTTCCTTTGTATTTTGATACTGCTATCATTTTTAAATAGTCTAAATTACGTCTAGGTGGTTGTAATACATATAAGCTTAACACAATATAAGAAAGTAATTTTTCATATTCATCATTATTTAAATTTTTCTTTTTTAATAATAATTTTGATTCATCTTCTAACTTATTATAAATTTCCTTTACTTCATTTTGAGATATCCATTCTTCTTTTTGTTTATCTGATTTAGTATTATTATTTTTTAGTTTGTCATTATACTCAATTAATAATTTATAATATATTTCTTGTTGTTTTTTCATTTTAGGATCATTTTTCAAAATAGAACATATAGCGATTATATATGATCTTGCCGTAGTATCTTTTTTTTCTTTGATTTTATTTATAATTGATTCAGTATCTTTCAAAAAATTTAAATTTTTAATTGGTTGATTATTATTTAATCTTTTTAAATTTGCTTCATATAATTTTAAACTTCCTTCACTTAAACCGCGACCTGTTAATTTTGTTTCTATAACACTCATTATAATATATAATCTATCTTAGATTAATTTTTATAATAAAATTTATAATAATTAAAAATATTAGATAATTATATATAAAATGAGTTATTCAAACTATCAACTTAGTCAAAGGATTAATAATTTACAATATCAGATAAATAACACTACAGCATATATAAATTATGACTTATCATCATTGCCTTTTACTCTTCCAACGACAACGTATAAAAATATATATGTGCTTTTTACTGGAACAGTAGGATCAGGGGGAATTTTAATTATTCCAATATTAGGTTTTACAATAGGAACTTTTTTGAGTATTAAAAATGGATCAGGAGGAACAGTAAATATTAGCACAACATCAATTCCATTTACAACAACATCAACATCAACAGCACTTTATGATTTAAGTCAATCAGAAACTTTATCATTATATTTTAATGGTTCATATTGGATTCAAACATCTCTTTCTAATAAAGTGTATAGATTAACAGTTACAAATTCAATAAATTTATCAGGGTCTATTAATGTTAATACAATTATACAATCATCTTCGGGTCAAGATATTAGTTTATATGGAACTACTACAACTAATGATATTTTAATTGGTGAAACATTACCCGCAGGGAAAACATTAAGACTTTGTAATACAACTTTAGGAACATCAGGGGGATCAGTTCATTGTTGTAATGTTGGGTTTGATGCATCACATATTAATAATGCAACAGCACCAGCAACAGGACTTTTAAAATTAGGTAATTCACAAAATACAGT